TCCGCTTGGAACAAATGTCAGAGGGTGCGTCGATGCGCTAAGTAAAGGACAGCTTCCTGATGCAGGGCTTACCTTCGAAATTCCTAAGATCACACAGCTTCCATCTGTCACCGAAGAAGCCGAAGGCGGCGCGGTTGCCGATGTCAATGTCAATAGCGAGTTCATCTCGGTGTCTGTCAAAAAATTTAGCGGGAGTCAGGTATTTTCTGTCGAGCTACTCGACAGGAGTTCGCCTGTCTTTCTGAACGAGTTGCTTTTAACTATGGAGCAAGCGTATTCCAAAGCCACAACCGAATATGCAAATGATGTCTTGGTTGCAAATGGCGCACTAAATGCAACAGCTCGCGCAAATGACAAGGAAGCATTGCTTGCCTATGTTGCAAGCGGAAGCGCGGCAGTTTATGCAGCGACAAAAGGTTTCGCAAGAAATCTAGTTGTTGCACCTGATCAATGGGCAAATATCATGGGCTACAACGATTCAGGTCGCCCAATCTACAACGCAGCCGCACCACAAAACGCGGGTGGAAATGTCACACCAACATCATTGGTCGGCAATGTTGCAGGTTTGAACCTTTATGTCGATGCATATAAGACAGGATCAGGCGACAACTCAATGTTTGTCATCAATCCTGATGCCTACACTTGGTATGAATCACCACGCGCAAACCTTCGCGCAAATGTCATCGCCACAGGTCAAGTTTCTGTGCTTTATTACGGTTTCGCCGCACTTGCCACAAAAACAGGCGCGGGCTGCAACCGTTTCAACTTCACCTAAGCCGATTAACTAATCATCGATCAGCTGCGCTCCCGTAGCTGATCGAGCAGAATCGAAAGGAACGCTCATGCCAAACATCGTCAGCGCGCAAGACTTGCGCACCGTGCTTGGCGTGAGCGTTTCGCTTTATCCTGACAGTTATCTTGACGACATCATCAATTCGGCTGAAGCTGTTGTTTTGCCGATGTTGGTTGCCAATTCGTCAGCTGTTGCAATGTATGAAATTGAAAATAACATTCTTTACATCTACACCGTCAGAGCTCACAAATTTGTCACAGGTCAGAGCGTGCAGCTTAACAATTGCGACGCTTCCATTGACGGCACTTACACCGTCACCGCGGATTACACTCACTCGCCCTATGTCTTTACAGCTGCAAAAGTCACAGCAAATGTGACGCTTCGCGCCGTCATTCCAAACGGATCAGCGACATTGGTTGGCAAATCTGCCGCCGATATTTATGCAAACAACGATGCTGTTGAGAATGCTGTGATTATGACCAGCTCTGAAATTTTCCAAGCTAAAACCGCCGCTGGCAATTCGATTGACGGCGTTGATTTCCAAGTTTCACCGTGGCGCATGAGCCGTCAGCTCTTGACACGCGTTTCAGCTTTGCTCGCGCCATTTTATGAAGTCGAATCGATGTGTCAGTAATGCCATCAACAATTCAAACAAGTGTCAGAGATACGCTTCAAAGCGCGCTGTCAAGCGTTTCGGCAAATGTTTATGATTCTGTGCCTGAAGCTGTGATTCCACCATTTTGCGCGCTAGTTCCGAGCGATCCTTATCTTCAACCAAATCTCATTGGCAAATCGACAATCAAGGTTCAAATCAATCTTAGAATCACGGCAGCTGTTGCCTATATGTCAAACAGCGCATCGCTGGACAACTTGGAGAAGCTACTCATCAGCATTCTGGCGGTTATACCGTCAGGCTACATCGTCGGAGATATAACCGTGCCGTCGATTGTTTCGGTCGGATCGTCAAACCTGCTATCGGCAGACATACCCGTTTCCACCTACTACACACAAACAAACTAGGAGCAGACATGCCAACAAATATCATCACGGGGCGCGATGTGTCTTTCACGATTGGTGGAAACAATTTCGACGCCCAAACAACATCGGCAATCCTGTCAAATGAGCACATCATCGAAACTTATCAAACGCTCGATGGTCGCGCATATAAGGCAATTGACGATCAATGGACATTCGATGTCGAAATGCTTGCAGATTGGGGCGCAGCTGGATCACTTTGTGAAATCCTGTGGGGCGTTTGCGAATCTGCACCAAACACAGGCATTTCAACTGTTATGACAGCGGCGACAGGTGCTACATTCACTTTTCAGGTTTTGCCCGTCTTCCCATCGGTCGGCGGTGCTGCACCTGATGCACAAACTGTGACGATGAGCTTCACCGTCATTGGAACACCAGCTGAATCGTTCAGCTAGGATTTAGAGAAACGGGAGCAAAAATGAAACTAGCAATTCAAATTGAATATCAATCGGGCGATGTGGCGACTTATGTCGCTGCACCGCCTGAATGGGCTAAGTGGGAGCAAAAGACAGGCTTTCGCATTGGTCAAGCGCAAGAGAAGATTGGCATTTCAGACTTGATGTTTTTGGCTTATCACGCCATGAAGCGTGAGGCAGCTGGCAAGCCTGTCAAGCCTTATGACACTTGGTGCGAAACAATTGCCGAAGTGGTAGTTGGTGACAACAGCCCAAAAGTCACGGAAGCGGAAGCGTCAGCCGACTAATTGTTGAGCTCGCAATCGCCACAGGCATTCCGATGTCTGAATGGCAATCCGCTGAAGATATTTTGACGGCGATTGAGATTTTGGAGAAAAATGGCGGCGACAAAAAGTCAAGGTAAGATCAGCATCGATGTTGATCCTGTTGCTTTGAAAGACTTGCGCGCCACATTGAGGCTGCTAGACAAGGAAACATCGTCAGAATTACGCGACAAAGCGCAACCGCTTTCCAAAAGCCTTGCCCGTGAATTGACCGTTGCAGCTGCATTCTCGGCAGCTCCACCGCAAGCCATTTTGGTTGCGCGCTCAATTAGCACGCCAAGAGATCGCATGATCCGCGTTGATGTTGGTGGATCAAAGCGCGTTGGCAGACCATACGGCGGGAAAAGACCTGACACAAAAAGCACATCGGCGCAAGCGGGCGAGCTCTTATGGGGCAGCGAATATGGCAGCGGCGGGCAACCGCAAGATCGTTCAGGTCGTCGCATGGGCAGATCACGATTCGTCAAAGGCAGAAATAAACGCGGCTATTGGATCAACCCGACCGTTGATGCAAACATCAAGCTTATTGCTGACGAATATGTGCAGATTGTCAAGGATATAGTTAAGCGATTGAAACTTGAAGGGCGGGGCTAATGGCTGGAATTCCAAAAGTCAAAATTCAATTTGATGCGGATTTAGATGGTTTGAAAAAAGGCACAGCCGCCGCCGACAAAGAAGTTGGCGGGTTTGCAGATAAGGTCGGCGAATTTGGAAAAAAAGCCGCTGCCGCTTTTGCTATTGCTGCCGCCGCGGCTGCCGCTTATGCCGTCAAACTTGCTGTTGATGGCGTCAAAGCTGCAATTGAAGATGAGCAAGCTCAAATTAAATTGGCAAGCGCGCTAGAAAAAGCAACAGGCGCAACAAATGGACAAATTAAAGCGGTTGAAGATCAAATTTTGAAAACATCGTTGGCGACGGGTGTTGCTGACGATAAATTGCGACCAGCCTTGCAGCGTTTAGCTGTTGCAACAGGCAACACCGAAGAAGCTCAAAAACTTCTCAATCTTGCTTTAGACATAAGCGCGGCAACAGGCAAACCGCTTGAAACCGTCAGCAATGCACTTGGCAAAGCCTATGAAGGCAACACAACAGCGTTGGTCAAATTAAACGCAGGAATTTCCACAGCCGAGGCAAAAACCTTAGGCTATACGGGAGCGGTTGAACAATTGACGGATTTGTATGGCGGTGCAGCTGCAAAAAATGCTGATACATTTCAAGGTCGCATTGATCGCGTCAAAGTTGCTTTTGATGAAACGAAAGAATCAATCGGTCAGGCTCTTTTGCCTATTGTGGAAAAATTGCTTGGCTTTATCACGGGCACGGTTTTGCCTGTATTTCAAAAATTTTCTGATGCTTTAAGCGGATCAGGCGAAGGAATTTTGGGTCGCTTTAAGGATATTTACAACTTTATCAAAGATTTTCTTGAACCTATTTTTGACGCGATGCGCGGGGCTTTTGTCAAGATAGGCGATGCAATTAGAGATCAACAGCCAAGATTTCAAAGCATCATTGACACTTTTGCTGATATTTTCAAATGG